CTTGGTCGTCTCCGCCAGAATTCTTTTGTAATTGGGCAGAAAATTCTATGTTATAGATGCCTGCATTTGCTATAGTAATTCTTGAAGAAGAAACTATAGAAATTCCACTGGATAAATCTGTGGTGTTGTAAGTTATCACATTGGCTGCTGTTGCTCCTGCATTAGTCTGTGAAACTGTAGAGTAGAAGTTGCCGTAGTTAGAAACTGCTGTTTCTCCAAAAGCTATAGCTGACCATTGAACCACAGTTGAGACTGTAATAACTGATTGCCATCCACTTGAAGAACTAACGTTCATTCTAAAACCAGAGGCTGTTATATTGGTAATTGCGCTGAAGGCAACAACTCCGCTTAAAGATAAAGTGTAATTATCAGAACTAAATGGCTGAGTAAAAACTACATCATAGTAAGCGTTGTTTGCTGTAACTTGAACCCACCCAGTTTGTCCAACTACCTCTCCAGCTTTAGAATTTAGTCCAAGTCCTACTCCTGTTGCTCCTGCTGAACCTGTTGGTCCCGGTGCTCCAACTGAACCTGTTGGTCCCGGTGCTCCAACTGAACCTGTTGGTCCTACCAAAGATTCTACACTGCCATCAGGTTTAGTATAGTAAAATTCACCATCAGAAGATTTCACCCAAAGAGTAGAAAATCCTGCTTGAGGCGTAGAGGCCGTGCCTCCGTGTTGTATCTTAATTGATCCAGCCATTTGAGTTAGATATAAATTTTATGAATTTTTATCCTCATTTTGGGAGGATCTGTATTTCTTGATTTCGTTTAGAACCCTAAAGTAGGTCCAGATAATAGAAGGAACTGCTACTGCAATTTTGATAAACAGATCCCACTGCATTGCAGAAAGACCAAAAAGAACAGTAGAGTTGATATAAGGAACAGGATCTGAACCAAGTCCCTTGATAATTTGCAATGTGTCTTTCATGTTTATCTAAATGATTGCCATTGAACTCCGTATCCGTAGCCGTAACCCCATGCATTAAGATCTCTTGAATAACCATAAGGCATTCCAGAAAGATAGATGCTTGCATACCAAGGCTGTCTTCTATCTGGTGGAATGTTAAGCAAGTTGGTAAGATCTGGATTTGTATACTGTGGAAGTTCAGAAAGTCTTTCTTTCTCCATACAGTATAACCTGGTACGTCCTAACCAGTATTCCGACTGATCTTCGTATCTCTGAATCATGAAGTTGATCTGGTTTAGAGTTGCAGCTGTAGAATTTTCGTTGTCAAACTGCAGAAGACCCTTTGTGGTAATCTTGTAAGAAGTTTCAGGCAGAAGTTCTGCAATTGCTGCATAGATAATAGCCTGCTGAGCGTATTCGTCCACCAAAATCTTATACACAGAATACTGAGGTGAGTTTAGAACCCCAGCAACGATAAGATCGTTGATGTAGTCTACAAGATTATTGCCCAGAATTGGGGTAATCTTAATATCGATAGCCTTCAAGATTGCATTTCTGCAGTAGAAGTCATCTACGTTTTCTAAGATGTTGGAATTCTCCTTTAACTTTGCTGGAGAAATCCATAAAACTCTATTGTTGCTCATGTGTGTTTTGTGTTATGTTGGGGAAACATCTAAGCCAGCCTCACCAGCTTTTTCAATATTTGTATCTGTTACAGTTTCTTCTGTTGCAGTCAACGGAGGATAAGAGATTAATTCTCTAAGTTCGTCTTGGGTCAGAATGTCTTTCATCACAGTTTCTGAGAAGATAAACTGAACTGGAGAAGTTGTAGTTAGTTCAGGCATAAAATCTAATCTTAGAACTCTCTGTAGAGTTTCACAGATCAACTTTTGATTTGGTGCAATCTCTGTGTTCATCAGAATTTCCAACGCGATGTCTAATTCTGTTCTTGCAGAAAGTGCCCCTGGTGTAGAGATACCAAACAAAGCAGGTCCAACTACGTTGTGGCCGGACATGATGTTGTTTCTAACGATTTCCATCAAAGCCTCATATCTTGCATCAGAATCGTTTAGCTGCAGAGGCATTAGTTCTACCCCAGTCTCTTTGTCTCTGTTAAAGATAATGAATACGTTACCTGCTTGGGTAGATCCAGAATACTGTTGTTTCAACTGGGCGTAGATGTAATCTCTTTCTTCCTGTGAATCAGGCATTTCATTGAAAATTACTGCCATTGATCCTGAGAATCCAGCTCTTACGTTATTAAGATGCCAGTTTCCTATTTCATAATCTAAGTTAATCCAAGTGATTGAAGAGTAATAACTTGGCTTAGAGTAATACTGAAAACCTGATGCATATCCATGATACACATAAAGTTGAGAACCTATAGGGTTTTTTGGATCGTATGCATCCATTCTAATTGCTCTGTTCTCAGGCTTTCTTGTATCTTGGAAGTTGTTAGAGTAGAACCAGTGGTCTATTTTGCCCATTGGGTTTTTCTTACCTGCTCTAACTTTGCCCATGTCAACGTGCTCTGCATGAGCAATAGACTTACCATCAGTAGCCCATACCACATTAATAGCATACATTCCATAAACATAGAAGTCAGAAATAATTGCCTTCAGAGTTTCTGGTGTGCCATATGTAAAACAGTCGATAGACTTGCCATCTTGCAAACCATTACCGTAGGTGTAGAGTTCTTTCTTAGTTAGAATGGCATTGTGGATTGCAGAAGAATCTCTCATTGTAATGAGGTATCTTGGCATCAAGTTATCTGATCCCCAAGAGATCCATTCTTTGCCTGAAACTTTATACTCCAGCCATTCTGGAATGTAGATCTCCAACTTAGAAAACTTATCCTCTTTCACATTAGAAAAAGAGTAAATGTCCGTGTTGGGTTTTGAGTTTGGATGTGGTTGTTTATTCATTATCCTTCGTATACTACGTAAGTTGGGGTGGACTGGTTAACCCAGAAGGTCTCTTCAGTTCCGTTTACTCTTGCTTTTGCTGTGTAAATTACTACTCCTGGAATAGCATCTTCACTAACCTCCATTATAGAATTTAGCAGAATAGATGTTTCAACTGTCAGAGGATCACAGATAAAAAGTTCTGGCTCGTCTATTTCAATTGGAGCATCCACTAAACAGTCGTTGGGTGCCTCTCCAATATAATTTCCGTTATAGATCTTTACGTCGTAATCTCCCTTAGGTAAGTTAGATGTAGTGATGGTAAAGGTCTGATATAGATCAGAAGTAGAGATGTTAGTTAGTTCATACTCATAGACAACTAAGTTAGCCTGTCTTGTCAAGACAAGGAACAAAGGAAGTTCCGGATAGATTTCCTTTCCCAGTAGAACAAGACTAAAGGTCGATGTCGGGGTTAAATTAGAAAAGACTAACATACCTATAGATATAGATTTTCACTTTTTTTCTTTACAACAAAAGGGACCACCAAAGGCAGTCCCTCTCTTGATATGAAAAACCTAAGACCCGAGCGGGAATTAGATGAGAGCAGAAGAAACTAAGCTGGTCCAAGGAGCTGATGCTACATAAGCAGGCAAAAGCGTCAATGGAGGATTAGATTCTACAGATCTGAAGGTTAAGCTGAAACCGTTTCTGTCGCCAGCTGCAACTCCTGATCCACCTTCTCCACCGTTGATATCCAAACCAAGCTCTTGTCCTACGTATAGGTATTCGCCAGATCTCAATTTTACAACAGCTACAAGGTTGTTATCTGCAAGAGATTTTACGATGTAACGTAGTTCTGCATTATAGTCGGTGAAGACCAATGTTAATACGCAATCGTAGAATAATGAATAGTTCTGAACATTCGCCGTTGGGGTCATGGTCAAAGATGAAGTTTCCTGGATCTGCTTGAATTCGTAGAAGAAGTCAGAAGTCGCTCCCATTGTGAAAGAATTGATCTGAGTCAATGGGGTTGGTCCAGTTGTTCCTACTGCAGTTACGTTGTCAGAATTGGTTAGGTAGACAGTTTCTACACCCCCGATGATCTTACAAGCTCCAGCGGAATTATGGCCGTAAATTATATTGCTACAAGACATTGTTTTATTTTATTATTTTTGTTTTGTTAAAATGGGGGAATTTTTTAGTTTCCCCTGTGGGGTTAAGGATTTAGTCCGTATATTAGAATGAGCAAACAAAGTATTCAGGGAATACTACAGCTGCGCCTAATCTATAACGGAAGTTTGATCTCAATTCATCAAAGTCAAGTGAATACCACATGCTGATGTTAGCAAAATCTTCTCTTGTTACAGTTCCTGCAAATAGGTATTTAGGATTACCCATTACTACACAAGGTGCTCCTCCAACTGAAGATGATGCAGAAGTAGATCCTGCAAGACCTGCAGTTCTGATGATACGCAAAGTAGTTCCTGGGAAGATGAACTCTCCAGAAGTTGTGATATCTGCGTTGAAGTGGAAGAAGTTTTCGCTGAACAATGCTTCACAAAGTGTGTTGTAGAAAGCAGGCTCAATGAAACAAAGTAGCTCGTCAGACAAGATGTCAGGGTTAAGAGCTGCATACATTGTTTGGATAGAGCTGATGATGTTAGCTTTAGTCCAGTTAGCTGCTCCAGTAGCTGCAGTTATTCTTGAACCAGTTGCTCCAAGTTGCTTGATAAGACCATCAAAGTAAGAAAGGTTACCAGAACCAAGTGCAGTGTTAGACAACCAAAGCTGGCTGTTGATTACCTTAGTGTTCTGTCTTGATTCAGTTTCCATCAAAGCTTGTTCAAATGGGATTTGATCAATGATAGCTCTTGGGCTCAATGCAAGCTGGGTAAACTTATCTTGCAATAAGTATTGGTTGTAAGTCATCTGAGACTTAAGAGCGACTGTAGACAAAGTAACTTTAGTAAGTGTTACGTTACCAGATGCAGAGAATCCACCGTCTCCAGCTACGATAACTGGGGTGTTTTCCATGATGTGGATGTCTTTAGCAGACCATACGTCAGTTTCAACGCTGATGTAGTTCATTGTAGGATCTGCAAGGATAGTTCTAAGAACCCAGTCAAATGAAGTTTGGTTAACGTATGCAGGCAGTGAGCTTACAATAAAGTTAAAGTCAAATTTTTGAATGTTATTTTTCATTATTTTATTTTTTATTTGTTAAGATTTTTGATTGCTTCAATTCTTAGAGCAACTGGGTCGATAGACTCAGGCTCAGAAGAGAATTCCATTTCAGAAATTGCTTTTCCTGTAGGAACTTTAGAAAGTTTAGTTTCGATTTCAGAAGAGAATTTCTCTTGTGCTTTAGCCATTTCAAGAACAATTGCAGAAAGTTCGTTGAACTTCTTAGTCATGTCTTCTACCATTGGGGTAGAATCTTCTGCTTCTGCTTCGTTGTCGCTTAGTTCGTCATAAGCAACGATTGCCATGATTAGCTCGTTTGAAAGAGAACTAAGGTCGTCTTCTGAAAGACCTGTTGCTTTCTTTTTGATGATTTCTGAAACTGCAGAAACCAGTTCAGGATCCATTGCCATAGCCATTTTCTCTGGCATTTTCATGTCCTCTTCGGCTGCTGTTGGTGCGTCTTTTTCTTTGATTTCAGTTACTTTAGAAGATTCGTCAAGTACGATAGTTCTGCCATCGGCAAGAGTGTGTGGTCCAGCAGGAGCAAGCTCTTTACCAGCGTCAGTAACTAAAGAGATGATAGAACCTATCTCAAGAGTTTCTGTGTCGGTTTCTACTTTCTTACCATCAGTAAGATCGTAGGTTCCAAAATCAAAAGAATCAACAGACATTACCAAGTTTTGAATTCTTTTTAGGATGTTCATTGTTTTTTTAAGATTTATTTTGGGTTATTCATATGAGATATAAAATCTCAGTTTTTTTACTGTTTTAGCCTTTTAAGGCTCTAATGTCCGATAGAGTAAACCACATAATTGTTCCGTCTTCTTTTTTAGCCCCAAACATTCTGGGGTTACTTGGATCGGTATCTGTGATTGTATAAGATTCTCCGTTGTGAAGGTGAGCAACCTTGCCCATATAGGGACTTGCTCCTCTTTCAATTATTCTCTGTCCGCAAGATCTACAAGCCATGGTTTTTGAATTTTATTAAGAAATTTTTCATCGTTTCGGTTGTATAATTAGTATGGAGATTTGGAAAAATGTTCCCGATTATGAAGGATTTTATCAAGTAAGTAATTTAGGTAGAGTAAAATCATTAAATTATTTAGGACATAAAGGTAAAGAAAAAATACTTAAAACTTGTTTGCGCAAGTCTGGTTATTTAATAGTTTGTTTAGGAAAAAATTCTTCTAATAAAATTTATAAAGTTCACCAACTTGTTGCAATGGCTTTTTTGGACCATAAACCAGATGGGATGAACTTAGTTGTGGATCATATAAATTCTAATAAAACCGATAATAGAGTTGGAAACCTTAGAATTGTTACTCAGCGTCAAAATTATCTGTCTTTTCTAAAACAAATTTAATTTTCTTTTGAAGATTTAGGATGTCCTGCAGGAAGTAGATCGTTGTCCTGATTATAGTCTTTATCGTAGCCAGATCTATTGCCAGCAAGGATGTTTAGAAAAGAGTTTACTCTGGCCATACTCCACTGTGCTCTTGTCATGCCTCTTTTGCCAGGTGTCCCTACTGAGTAAGCTCCTGCGCCTCTTCTCCAAACAGCCTTAAGCATTCCAAGTGTAGCTTTCTGGCTGTCTTGTGGGTTAGCTTCGTTGTGCTTTGCTATCTTATCTCTTAGAGTAGATTCTACCTCTGCAGAAACTTCTACCCCACCTCTTGTTGTTGTAGAATCTCCTGGCTCGTTCTTAGCTGAACCTGTTCTGCCTCTTTCCTCTTTAGGAATTCTTGCCAGGGGTCTATCTCCTTTGTTTCCTGATGCTGGCTGAGGGGCAAAAGCAAATTCTTCTGGTAAGTAAGACTTGATTGTTTCGATATGCCCGTCCATATAGGAAATGTCGTGCTCCATGCCTAAGATCTTGTCTATCTCTGCAAAGATGTCTTTGTAGTCTTCTACCAAAACAACTGCTTCTGACAGTTGGTCCATAGTTGCTACTCCTGCATCTTGAACTTCTTTCTCTATCTGGAAAACTCTGTCCGCTTGAACTGCTGCTGATCTTGCCATGCCGATTACGTCTTCAGGCGGATTCATCTGCTTGATGTGTTCAAAGGTTGCTATTGCTCCGGGACAAATGTAGAAGAATCTTGTTGGATAACCAAATACATCTATGTTTAGATCTTCTTCTGCCATGTTTTGTCTGCGGATCCTTTCTAATTTATCCGTTGCCCAACTTACTCCAGTTTCTCCTCCCCAAATAAGCCATGCAACGTAGCCGGCGTCGGTCCATGGTTTATCTTTCTTGGCTGGATCTACTTCTGCATTCTGTCTGTGTCTTGCAAAAGATGCCATACGTGCTATGGTCTCTTCAGAGATTGGCCTACGATTAGCAAGTTGATTTGCTCTGGTCCATCCTATCTGGGTGCCACCTTGAATTTCGTTGGGATATTTGTCTCTCCACTCCAAAGCTTTTTTAGCATTGTTAGATGCAGATTCCGGATAGTCGGTGTAGGTTTCCGCAAACTCATACTGAGATAAAGCCTTAGCCCCGGTCTCTCCTTGATTAACGTAGTTAGGTAAAGATCCTACTTCTATCTCCATGTCTACCTCTTTAAGTAGTGCTGCTTCGTAGAGTGCCTGATCTGGTCCTGGAAGATAGTAGATAAATCCAGTTGATTCGTTGTATTGAGATCTAATTTCTCCCTTTAGTCCAAGTGCCTTAGATCTCTTTACTGCTTCTTCTGGGGTAGCATAGGCATCTTGATTTACCAGTTCTACCAGATACAGGATTTCGTCTAACTTAGACTTTTCTTCTTCTGCAAGTCCTTTGTAAGCTCTGGAATACTTAGATCTAACTTGAGAGTATTTCTTCTTAATGTTACCAAAAGCTTCTTCATACTTTTCTACCCCTACTACAAAGTCCCCTTCGACAGATAGACCCTTAAGTTCTCCAGATTTAATCTTGTTCCAAACATCGTCGTTTAGAATTCTAAACTTAACAAACCATGTTCCTTCTGGCAGATCACCAAAGCCATAGTCGGTAGACTTGTCGTTGGCAGATTCTTTAATCCAAGACTCCATCACATACATGTCGTTAGAGTAGATGCGTTGGTGGTTAATGTTGCTGTGAGACTGCTTGTTGTATTTCATCAGATACTCAGATGCCTTAGCAACTGTGTCTTTAGAAAAGTAAACATAGTAGATGCTTCCGTCTTTGTCTTTGCGGGCTATCATTTTGTCAGGAATCATAGCCGGAGAAACTACAATACGCTGGTCTTCTATCTCTTGGAAATAAAGCATCTGTCTGCCGTCTTCAGAGAAATACATGAATTCTCTTTCGATTGCAGGTTTTTCCACTATAGAGATGGACTGCAGAATTGCATCTTGCTCTTCGTCTACAAAGAGTTCGATAATTTTAACTAATGGATTTATCATAGGACGTTAGATCTTCTATTAATATAGTTTTGTTTGTTTTGTATGTTTTCCAGATCTGACGCAACTACGTAGGATCTGTTTGGCTGGGCAAGTTGGGACTTGATTTCTTGTAGTAGTGCTACCATCTGATTGTTTCCTGCAGATGGGTTTACTGGGTTTCCTCCCTGCAAGCCTGAAGAGTTTAGAGCAGACAGGAGGGGTAAGTATCTTTGAGTTGCTGCTGCATTTACAACAAATTCTCCGTTGGATAGATTTGCAGGAATAGAATCAGAGATTCCATTGCCAGGACCAGTAATTAAACCACCTTCTGCCTTAGAAACTCTGCCACCTCCACTCAAAGTAACTGATCTTGGTCTGCTTGCCTCTGCAGTTGCTATCGCTGCTGATCTTGCAGATTCTGCTGCTGCCAGTTGTAGAGCTCCCGCTGCTGCCGCAAAAGCAGAGAAGGGAAGACCAAATGTTGCTGGAGATGCAGCAACTGATTTTACAATTGCTTCTGCAGTTGCTATGGTGATCTGTCCAACTGCAAGTGCAAAGTTAACGTTGGCCTGTTTTATGGCTGCATCTGCTGCTGCGTTGGCTCTTTCTGATTCCAACTGAGCAAGTTCTTGTTGCTGTTGAATTTCTAAAGCTGTTCTCTCTGCTGAAAGTTGTCTTCTTTTTCTTTCCTCTGCGGTTAGATTCTTTTCTTTTGCTGCTGCAAGATCGTCTAACTTTTTCTCTTCTGCGTCGATTAGAGCAAATCTCTGATCGTATAGAAGATTCACAGTTTCTATTTCTTCCTGCAGTCTAATGTCGTTCAGGGTGGCCTGATCTGCTATGATGTTTCCAATAGCCTGAATCCCTTGAGCTATTACTGCATAATACTTTTTAACCTCTTCTAAGTAGGCTTCTGCAAGAGCAATAGATTCTTGTAGTCTTCTGTTTCTTTCTTCGGCAATAGTTCTCTCATTCTTTAGAACAACTTGTGTTTCTTGTTTGCTTAGCTTTTCTTTCTCCTCTACGTATTGTTCTTCTGTGATTAACCCCTTTTCTTTTAGTCCTTCTAATTGGAACTGGGCATTTTCGTTCTGCAGAAATTCAGAAAGAAGACCAGCTTTGGTTATTCCAAACTTTTCTTTCTGAAAGTCTTTTTCAAGTTTTAGCCTCTTGATAGTACTTTGTCCTAAACTGTCGTTGATTAACTTTGTCTCTTCTTCGGTTAATCGGTTGCCCAGTCTTGTTAGATTATCTTGAACAGTCTTTTGGTTTGCAGTAATAACTGTATTGATTAGAGACTGAGTAGAATTCTTAGTCTTTTCCTGAATAGCCTTTACTCCTTTGTCGTATGCTTCGTTGATCTTAGCAAAAAGTTTGTCTGCTTCTGCAGGGGGAAGAAGATTAGCAGCAACAAGAGATTTAACCAGATTGATCTGCTCTGCTGCATTCTTCTGTAATTCCTTGATGTTGTTTTGGGAACTTGTATTGATTTCGGATAAAGCTTCATCCAGTGAATAAGCAAGTGAAAGTTCACTTGTTCCTATCTGTTCTCCAAAAGTTCCTATTTCATTTTTTATTCTAACAAATTGCCCTGATGTGCTTTGAGTAAATCCTGATACAAGTTCGTCTATACTTTCATTGCTTTTATCTACAGTTTCTTTAAGCTTAGCTGAAACTTCGTCAAGAGCCGACTGAATGTTAGAAAGTCTTTCTTTAGAAAAAGCTTCCCCTACTGCTTTCTTAATTTCGTCTAAGTTAGCTTTGCCTTCTTTACCAAAAGTCTTCTCAAGAACCTTTGCAAGTGGACCAAATCCTTCCGCAGTTAACTCTTTTAGAACTCCCTTAAAGTCAGTAGCTTGTCCTTTAAGTTTATCCAGAATTCCTGTTATTCTTTGATAATCCGCTTGGACTGTTCTCAGAGAAAATGCTACATCCTGTTCTTTTAAGATGCCTGTAATTTCATTAAGATCTGATTTCAGTTTGTCTCTTCTCTTCTGTGCTGCATCTGCTGCCTTTTGTTGAACAGCTTCTGTAGTTGCTATCCTTTCAAGTTCAAGTGCAGTCTCTGCGTTGTTTCTTTCTACAATTGCCTGCTGTCTCTGCTTGTCGTATTTATCAATAATCTTCTGTCTCTCTTCTTCGTTGCCCTTGAATCTTGCAAGTTCTTTGTCCTGTGCTTCGTTGATAAATCCTACCTTTTTTATAGCTTGGTCTCTCTCAAAAGCAAACTGGGCTTTTCTGATTTCGGCTATTTCTTCGATAGTCTTCTTTTCTTTCTTAGCAGTAGCTTCGTCTATCTTTGCTTGATTCTGTCTTCTTCTAACTGTGTCGTCGATACTGGCCAGATTCTTCTCCAGTTGTTTGTCCAATTTAGCCTGCTCTTTGGCAAGATTGTCTGTTTCTTCTGCAGAATCTATCAGATAACCTATTAACAGTCCAAGACCAACTACCAAAGCTCCAACTCCTGTAGTTATCAGAGCTACCTTTAGAGCTTTCAAAGCTCCTGTAGATGTCCCAACTGCTGCTGCAAATAAACCTTGTGCTACTGTTGCTCCTTCTGTTGCAACTGCAAAAGCAACTTCTCCTGCTGCAGCCACACCTTCTGCAATGGCTGCTGCTCCAAGAATGGTGTTTGTTGCTTCTAAAGCTTGTTGGATCTGCTTGTTAGAATCAGAACCTTGATCTCCAAACTGTTTAAACAAGGCAGATGCAGATGCAACTGATGCTCCGACTTTGGCAAAGTTTCCTGCCAGCTGTCCGACGTCTAAAGCTTTTAGCTTCTTGTTGGCTCCTTCTACTGCTCCGTCCACTTTGCGGATCTCTGCAGATAGTTTCTTGAATTCTGCAGAACCTACAGGAACTTTTTTAATCTCTGCCTGCAGAGTAACCAGCTTTGCATTAAGTTGATCTAAAGACTGGGTCTCTATATTGAGTTTTATATTTGCATCTGCCATATTAGTTTATGTATAGTGGGTTATATGTAGACAGCAGAACTTCTGCTGGACTATTAGTTGTTGGATCGTAGTTGATAGACTGAACAATATACTGGGCTGCATCTCCGTTAGGGAACTGGACAAACACTGGATTTCTAAATGAGAAATTAGCAATGTCTTCTGTGGTCAACTTAAACTTGGCCTTTAGAAATCTCTGTCTGTTTAGATTCTGGTAGAAACCCTCATAGTATTTTGTGTAGAGTGTTTCTGAGTTTACCACACACGATGGCTGTAGACCTGGCTCAGAACCAAGGATAGTTCCATATCTCCACATGTAAGTAGAGGTTGGTTTGAATCCAAGATCTATTGCTGGTGTTGCAGAGGTTGCTCCAGGAAACAGATTAGAGTATGGGGTAAGGATCTGTGCTGCTGTTGCTCCAGTTCCTCCTATCTTCACAGTAGCAACTCCGTCCAAAGAAGATGCAAAGATAGCCACATTAGTTCTGGTTGTAGAGTTGTTCCACATAACAGGATTAGAAACCAAACCATTTGCAAAGGCAAAAAAGTAGTTGGAATTTTCTGCAAGTTCTCTTAGTCCATCGTCCTGCTTAGGATATAGTGCAAGTCCTGGAATGTTGTAGTAAGTTCCTGATCTTGCAAACTGTGGATACCAAGGAACAACTCCAAATGATCTACTGTAGGTCAAATAAGGTGTAGTAGAACCAGCAAGTAGTTCTATGGATTGTTCACCCTGTCCGTTGATATACTGAACCTGGGTAGAACCTGCATTTAGGTTATATAAGTTGTCTATCTTCTGTATCTCTGTGTCTGCAAAGTTCTGAGTGTCTTGGTATCTAAAGAAAACTTGCTTTGGCGGCAGGAACTGCTGGATAGTTCTGGACTGAGAAATATCTAACTTGTCTGTCCAGTCCAAGATGTTTGTGTCGTCGTAGAATTCGTTGCGGGGCTCTATCTTAACCTGGTTAGAGTTAGGGGTAATCTCAAAATACAGGTTAAACAGCTTTACCACCTGCTGGAATAACTCCTTTTCAGTAATTGGTGGAATTGTTCTTGGCCAGTTAATCGTGCTGTCTCTTACGTCTTCGACAATAAGATCCATTGCATCTTCATATAGTCTTTCTGCAACTGGGAATGCATTACATCCTCCTGCAACAGGTGCTGCATAGTAGTTCTGTGCATCATAAGCAAACTTAAGGTAGAACTTATCTCCGGCTGAACCGCTGAATGTAAATGTAGTTGGGGTAGTCCAAAGATCGTAAACTGCCTCCCACTGATAGTGTGTTCCACCAGCCTTTGTGTATGTGTTAGGAACTGCAAGAACATCTGCTCCAACTTTAACTGGAGATGCTATAGAAACAAAGTCTACCACAGAACCTGCTTCGTTGGTAATCTCTAACACAGAGTTAGGTCCAATTAGTGGATAAACAGAATGTGGATAAGGGTTGGCATTTGGTGTTCCTCCAGGACAGTTTGCTCCATAAATTCCTCCTACCAGCTGGTCCCATCCAAATCTAACAATTGCCTTTGCCTGGATCTGAATATCATAAGTTCCATCTGCAGGAAGAATAAATGCTCCCTCTGCAGAATCCCAGAAACTGTAGATGTCTTCGCAGCGTTGGTTTGCATCGACAGGGAAAGTTCCAGGAACTGAACATTCATCCAGAGATTCTATAGTTCTTACAACAACTGGAGTTGCAATAGATCTATCTGCGTAAAAGTCTGTTGGATTATACCCAAATCTAAACATGAAAGAGTTAGTTGGAACTTTGGTATTATCAAGATACAGCAGAACCAAAGACTTGAATTCATCAGTTTGGAAAAATTCTGAAACATAGGTAAATGGGGTAGAATCAAAAGCTTGATCTATGTAAGTTTTTACAAATGGGTAGGGCAGAAGATTATATCCTGCTCTTAGCGGGGTATTTCTAATATCTGTTGGTGCAGGTCCTGTAGCATACAGAGATCTAACATCTTCTGTGGTGTTAAATGATGGTCCGGTTGCTCCAAGACAAATTCCAGGAGAACCAGCAAATCCATCATCTGGCCATCCAAAGTCAGGGTAGGCAAATAGAAAACCACTGTAAGAACCTGCTCCAAGAGTGAAAGATGTATCTGGTCCTGTTACTCCCATTGCAACAACAACTTCATCTGCATTAGAAATGTCTATACCAAACACACCTGCAGAGGTTGCCCCAATGGTAAATGGCTGCTGGGTTAGCAGTCTGTTGTTTAGGTAGGTGTTAAACAAGTTTATCTCTGTGGCCAGAAAGTTTATTTCGTAGGATGCCACTTCGCCCTGAACTATGTTAACAGAGGTTAGATCTACTGTTCCAACAAACACTGGAATACCGTCCACCGTAATGGAACCATAGGATGCATAGACAACATAGGTGTTTCCGATAATCTCTGCTCTTCCAATATACCAGGCTCTCTCTGAAGATGCCATGTATGGAAAGTTGAACGCCTGAGAGTTCGTCTGGGTTGCTGGAATTAAGAAAGACTTTGTGAATGGGGTAGGTCTAACGGATGCATCTGCAGGATCAGAGACTGCATAAGAAACTGGAATCGTTTCGTCAGGAAACAGATCCAGGATAAACTTCTGGGGATTAGACTCCGCAGCTGTTGCTCCAATGGCTCCTGTGATTGGATCATAAGAGTAGGTTAAAACTACTCTGTTAAGCTCTAACTGGATCTGTATCTGCATTACTTCTTAGGTCTCTTGATTGCCTGTGCTCTGCAAACTGCAAAGCGTTGTTTTGGATCTGGAAATTCTCCCTTTAGTTCCGACATGCAAGTTGGAATAAAGTCTCTGATCTTCTGTCCTTTTGGTCTCTTTGGTAGTGGCATATTATCTTATCTGAGATGTTCTTAGGTTTGCTTCTGTGTATTCAAATTCTACTACCATCAGTCTGTTCGGTTTCGCAAACCTCTGGTAAGTTGTGTTGTCTACAACCACTGGGGTAAGTTCTCCTGTTAGTGCAACTTCGTAGACTGACGGAGACATCATTAGGGATTCCAACCAGTCCACTGTTTCTGACAGAACATAGTTGGTGTTTACTCTGGTTCTTAGCTTGCCTATGTTGGCTGTGTTGTATAGCCCTCTGTCTCCCACAGAATAGGACTGGGCCAGAGTCTGCTGTCCGACTGTTCTGGAAACCTCTATAGATCTATTGTTTACACAGTAGAACTGAAAAGAGTCGTACCCTCCTTTAGAGTTTAGCCAGGTTAGTGTCTTGTGTTCACAGGCTGTACAGTCGTCGCAGTCTGCATCGTAGCTTATGATGTCTGATAGAATATTTCCTGACAAGTCTTCTATCTTCACTGTAAATCCTGTAGCTCCTCTTACTTCTGACCCAACGTTCAGCCAGTT